GTCGTCGATTTGTCGTTGATCGTCCCTACATCGGTCAGAGTGGCGGCCATCGCCTCGTCGTCGCCGGTCTTGCCGACCTCGATTTTGCACTTCGACCACGACATGATGATTTTCTTTCCCATAGTTTTATTCTGTTATGCGGTTGAACTTAATTCTTGCGTAAATGAAGTGTTGCTCTATATCCTCGTTGCGCATCGTGGTCGGTGTCGCATCGGTCGAGAGCCAATACTCCGTACCTCCTGCGGTTTCTACGAATGAGAGAATCAACTCCTGCAATTCGCCGATACGTTTCCTATCCGGAACCATTCGTCCGTCGGTGTAGGGTATATCGGGGACATAGAGGTTGAAGATCACCACGCCCGTTTGTACTTGTTCATCAAGTCCTGCGAGGAACTTGACGATCAAATCCTCCGTTGTGGCGTCGGTCGGGCGCATTTCGGGTCGGTAAACCTTTCCTCTGATGGCCTTTCCGAGGTCGCTATTCTTGACGAAAGAATAGAAATCCCGCTCAATCTGCGTCTCCGTTTTTATCATCTCTCTATTCGATTAAATCGTTGAGTAGTTTCTTGGCAAGGGATTCGGCTTTCAACTCGGCTGATGTGAGTACATCCTTATGGTGGACTGCTTCGACGTATGCGGCGTATTTCATGCCTGCGCAGACGATCAGCACCACACCCCACGGAAATTTTGCTTGCAGTTTTTGGAGCAACGCTTCGGCAGCGGGCGGGCCTGCTTCTCCATGCCCGTTCTTGCCGTTGTATTGCTTCGAGGCTCCCGTCACGACGGGTTTCCCGTCCACAAGCACCACATAGCCTATTGATGACCTCAAATTGCCGGTAATATCGTTGTAGCTGCCACTCTCGCGGGCGATTCGTATGCACTCCTCCCCGATGAAAGAGAGTTGCTTCACGAGCAGGGCGACGATGTCTTTCATCTTGGCCTGCAATCCGGCTTTCAGCTTGCGCATATCCGTTTTGCTGACGATGACGCCCTTATATTTGCCGTGAGTAGTAACGACTTTCGCCATATCACACTACGATTTGAGTTCTGCCTACGGTGGTGAGAGGTTCCGCATTCATCACGCGGTATTCTCCGAGATTTTCGCCCATCCTTTCGAGTTTCACCCGATTGTAGGGGAAAGGGATGCACTCAACGAGGATCGTAAACGAAGCCTGCCGAAATTCGCCGTCTTCGTAACGCCCTTTGCGGTTATCGCTGTTGGTCTTGATCGAACAGGGCAAAGGATCGCTCCAATCGGAACGGGCCTCTATCGGTTCGCCCCATTCGTCGATACCTCCCTCGGTGAGTATCTCGTAGCGTAATGTGCCGTTGTACCTCATATCACCATAGATGCGTGCCGTCCTCGATCACGCGCATATAGTCGGAAAGAACCTCATCCGCATCGAGGCCATAATGTCCGCACCAAATCGAAAGGCTCTGTTTGAGGGCTTCTTCGCTCATTACGGAGGTCGATACGCCGTTTTCGGAGCGGCTGTTTTCGACATATCCGATGACAAGGCGGGCGGCAACCCGAAAGATCATAGGGTCTTTCGGGGTCGCCTCGGCCTTTGCGTCGATGCCCTCATTGAAGAGCGCAAATTCGATGGTCGCGTTATCAGGATAGAATGTGTTTGCTATCGCATTGCACAAACTCCTCGTTGCGGTAAGGTTATCCACGGCTACGACTGCGTTTTGAGGGTGTAGATGCCGTTCATTTCCGTAATCACGGGCAACGAGAGTGATTCGGCCTTGGTGAACTCAACGCCGTTGCTGCCCTGCGTTTCGCCCACGCCCCATTGCGAGACGCGGATACGCCCGTAGTTGGAGTACGCTACTCCGGCCTCCTGTTTCAGCTCGTTGTTCGCCCATGCGTTTTTGACGATGCCGAGCTTGCCGTCGGGAATGAAGACCATGTTCTTCTCGTTCCACGGCGTATAGGGGACGCGGAGCGTGCCTTTCTGAATGCGAACCTGACGGCGGATAGGCTCGAAAACAGGATAGCTGTTTTCTTGCATATAGGCGTTCAGGTCTTTCAGCTGCACGATCTTCGCAGATTTGTCGGTTCCCCAGATCATCTGCTTGATCTTCTTGCTGCGGCACATGTAGGAGATGCGCGACGGAGCGCAGAGGATTTTGCCGAATACGGTTTTGTCCTGTGCGGCGTCGATGATCCCCTGAATATCCTCGAAGCAGTCCACCGTGTCGATGTTGGCGTCTTTCCACTCGATGCGGGACGACGCGATGTTTTCGGAGGGCTGGTTGAAGTTGATCGTGCCGCGCACGCCACCTTCGGGGTTGATGTTGTCGTCGAGTTCGACGACGCCCTCGTTGGAAAGCGGACGCAGGAACAGGATGTCGAGCTTTGCGAGGACGGAGCTTACGACCGTCGTCGAGCTTCCCCACATCAGTTTGATGAGCTGCTCCGTCTTTGCCTTGTCGGGGAGCGACTTGCTGTCGAGGATTTGCAGAACCTTACGATAGTCCTGAATCGTCATCGGCAGCGTTACGGCATGATTGAGGATGCGCTCTTTCACGGTTTCCAACCCCTCCGTACCGAGGATAGCCTCTTTCGACTGATCGCCGATGGTCGGAGCAGCAACAGTGATGTTGTACTGACCGATGATCTCCTCGAAGTCGAGGCCGATAGTCGGGGTGTCCCAGTCGAGGAAACGCTCGAAGATTACGTTGTCGAAAAGCTGCTTGTGCAGTTTCGAGGCGGCATCGAAGCGAGCTTGTACGTGCTGCGTCAATGCGCCAAAGATTGAGCTATAAAGAATTTCGGGCATGATCGTTACTGTTTAATGAACAGAATGTTCGGGTTTGCTTTGAGGCATACCTTGCCGGGATTGATGAGCCAGTCTTCCAGCAAAGGGAAGTTCAGGCTCGGATAGAGGACTACCGCCTCGTATGCGGCATCAATCGTCGGGAGGCCCTTTCCGGTGAACTCCTTGGCCGCTCCGACAACCATGTTGGGTGTATAGCGAGGCGCGGCAGGGATGGGGTCGGAACCCGAACCTCCGCCTGTTTCGGCATATTCGGTTGCCTCTACGAGGATGTCGCCCTCGGCCAGCCCTGCGATGGCGGATGCGAACGTGATGACATCGTACCCGGCATTGGCCGTGTCGATGGACTTGATGATCGGGGATTTGTCGGTTACTCCGAGTTTCATTACTACGTCGCCTGCGACGAAGTAATGCCCTTTGGCGACGCGGGGCGCGGTGGTCGTGCCTCCTTTGAGAACCTTGGCGGTCTTGCAAACGGCGGCACTCATCGCCTCGAAATCGACATAGATAGGAGTTCCCCGATGCAACACCGTTCCGACGGGGAAGTTCTGCACCGGCTTGAAGCCGCCCGGCAGAATCTTGCACTCGCCGCGCCAAATTTCGGGCGTGTGGCCCGATAGCTGCGTTTTCTTGAAATCAATAGCCATTGTTGCAATCAATTTAAGGGGTGAATGATTCGGAGCTGTTACTTGTTGGGAAGACTTTCGGCCCAAGCCTTGGCGTCGGCTTCCATTGCCTCCTTGCTACTTCCTGTTTCATGCGCCTGCTCCTTGGGCATGAGGTTGTTGGTGACTAACTCCTGCTTGTAATCCGCCAGCTCCTTGTCGAGGTCTGCATCCTCTGCGAATGAGACTCGCTTCATCAGGTAGTCGGGGATTCCGAGCTTTTTAGCCTTTGCCGAGATTTCGGCCTGTCGCGTGGTCTTTGCCTTTTCCGCTTTGAGCGCGGCGTTCTCGGTTTCGAGATCGGTCAATTTCTTTTGGAAAGGCTTGAACCATTCGGGGGCCTCATCTTCATTTCCGCCCTCATCTTCGCCCTCGTCGTTGGATTGCGGTTTCTTTGATTGCGGTTTCGGACGTTGCGTCTTCCTCGTGATCTCCCCCTGCATTGCCTTTGCATAGGGCACGAGCGAATCCACTTTCGCGGCGATGTCTTCGTCCGAGGCATCGTCGGCAAGACCCTCCGCCCCGATCTCTACGAGGTCGTCGAGTGCCTTGTCAGTCAGTCCCATATCCTTGCATTTTTCGGATAAGAGCTTGCGAAATTTCTTTTTCATAGTCGAAAAAAATTGTTAAAACGTATCGTTACGGACAAAGGTAATGAAAAATATCTATTAGGTATCTAAAATTTCGACAAAAATTATCTGTGTGGTTATGATATAGTTATCCGTAAATACACGTTTTTGACTGATTTTGAGCGCACTTTTTCTGCGAAAAAAGTTGCTTACTATAATAGTTGGCTATATATTTGCATCATCAAACAGATACTTAATAAGTAATAAATAACGACCAAAATTTATAATAGGCTATGACACGAGAAGAGTTTACCGAAAGAGTTGGCTTGAATGTATCGGACGGAATTTTTGAGGTATGGAACGGGGTGTATATGTCCTCGGATAAGGACAAGGACGAGTTCTGCAAACCATTCGCCACCAAGAAAGGGCATCTCGATCTTTCCCGGTCAATGGTGATCGAAATCGCCGAATTGAAGAAAAAGATCAGAGTGCAAAAAGAGAGCTATGATCGGCAGGTAGAACTCGCAACGTCCTATCAGGATAAGTATTACGCGGAAAAGGCCAAGCACGATGAGTTTTACAAGAAATATGCGGAAGAGTGCGAAAAGCGATACGCTCTCGAAAGAAAGCTCGAACAGATAATGAACCTAATCAACGCATAATCATGGATAAAGTAAGACAGGCCAAGGCGGAAAGTCTGCATGAATGGAAGTCCCAAATGGCGGACTTCCTCCTCGAAAGAGCGCAGAAATTCGGCGACATTACCCTCCATATCAAAGCGGCCGATTTGATTGGCATGAAAGAGGTGATCCGTCGGAAAATCATCAAGGGCCTGCCCTTGTGGGAGGTCGATAGGGTTTGGTTGAAAAATAATCTCAAATAATCGCAAGTATGGAAAAGATCAAAATCAAGCATGTAGGATTCGATTCATGGGATCGGGAGGTATTCCAAACGCAGAAAGGGACGTATGTCGTGGATATAAGTTTGGACTATTCGCATCAGAATATGAGGCTCTGCACGAAGAACAACAACGAGTTCGACGGGGAACCGGATACGGCCCTCAAAACCGACGCATTCGAGATCGTCGATGATTTCGAGGCCGAGCAATAATCGCAAACCTTAAAAATTCAACGCAACAATGGCAAATTCAATCAATGTAAACGGATGCTCCGTCTGCCAGCCGGGACGAGAGAACTACACGAGTTTCACGGCCAAAATCGGCCGGAAATCGGTCAAAAGATGGCAATACGACTACCGCACGGAGAGCGGCGAGCTTTTCTCCTACGTCGGGGCATCCCTCGATAGCTGCCGTGCAAAGCGGGATTTATGGCTCTCTCAAAAGCAGTAAGTCATGGCAGCGAAAAAGGCTACAAAGACCTACGAGGTTGAGGTTTCTATGACGTGGTCGCAGTCCTATACGGTCAAGGCCAAGACGGCGGCCGAAGCACGGCGCAAAGCATGGGAGAAATTCAAACGGCGCCCTCCGAAATCCTGCTTTACGCTCATGGAGGACAGAATCGACGAATAATAATCAACGCAACAGATATGGAAGAGAAAGATATTAAGACGGTCAAGACCACGCGGGGCGAACTCCGATACTATCGGGATTGGGGTAATTACGACGGGGGTGTTGTAATGCTGAACGCCCAAACTATCGACCGCTACAAGGCGATCAAGAATGAGCATCCCGACGCGGATAAATGTGGGGTTTTCTTCGCTTTTAGCAGAGAACAGTTCGCCGAGGGATACAAGCATTTGGTAGAACTCGGACACATCAAAGACGGCGATAAAATATGCCAAGATAAGGACACGGGAGCTTTCGGTACAAAGGACGGACTTGCGGCATTCTTCAAGTTCTACGATGATAGCCGGGCGGCTATCCCGAAAGAATGCGATCCGCAGGAGGTTTATTTCTACGAATACAATAACCACGAGTGCATGATCGCATGGGATGGTGATAAAGAAGCCTATGACCTTATCGTTGGGTATTGGGGTGAGGAAGTAGCAAAGACTATTGAACGATTATAAATTAAAATTCAACGCATTATGGAAACGACATTGAACAACAAATTTTTCGACTTCGAGAAAGCAAAGGTGCAGACCCTCTCCCTCGATCAACTGGCGCGAACCCACAAGGAGAACGACATCTACGGCAAGCCGCTACGGGGCATTTACCACTATGATTTGCTGAATCAGATTATCGGCATGTGCAACGCGCAGAATTATGATGTCGAGGTTTACGACCTCTTTGCAGCGCAGAATAAAGACCGCAATACTCCGGGTGTCGTCCTCTTGCCGCAGGTAGAGGCCCAATACGGAGAGCGGGCCGTCGAAGCGCATATCCTCCGTCGGGTATTCGCCAACATTCGCATCACGAATTTCGATGATGCAGATCATACGACCAATCTTGCCGTCGCATTTCATCAGAAAGGAATACAGGTCGGATTCGGCAATATGGTGATGATCTGCCACAACCAATGTATGCTCTGCGCGGATCAATATATCTCGACCTATTCGGAGAAAGGACAGGGACGGGGCAATGGCGTAACGATTCCCGAAATCCTCGACATCGTGAAGTCATGGATCGTCGATGCCCGCCGAATCGTCGTTACCGAGCGGGAGAAGATCGAGCGGATGAAGCAAATCCCTATCGACGCGCAGCAGATGTTTACGTTGATCGGGATGCTGACCGCCCTCCGCGTTAAATGCGATACTCATATCGCAGAAATCAGGGAGAACCGCACCTATCCGCTCAATCAGTCGCAAATCTCGCGGCTTACCGAGGATATGATGTATCGCTACTATCAGAACGGCAAGGTCACGGTATGGGATTTATACAACGGCGCAACGGAGTTGTATAAAGCCGATACGATGGATATTCCGGCCCTTTTGCCGCAGAACAGGGCGATGGTCGGGTTCTTGTCGGAGCAATTCGGAATTTAGCCATGTATCTCGATGCAACGTGCGAGGGTCTCCCGTCTTCAAAATGGGAGGCCCTTATGAAAGGTGCAAGGAGGGTCAGTTATAGGATGCTGGTATCGCGCGTCAAAAGCGAAATTCCGGAGTTGTATCGTGCGTTGGCTTTGAACCTATACAATCCGTGGGCGGATCAATGCAGGCAGACCGCTACGCATTTTATCCTCGTGCATTCGGCGATAGAGTATTTTATCCACAAATAGGGTGCAACGATGTTTGATGCGGGTATTGTCCTGAATATCGGTCTTATATATCGACGGGGTGCAATGGGTACAGCAACGACCCCTGCAACGACCCCTGCACAGAAGATAAGAATATATAGATATATTAAAAAGATAGAGGGGAAGTTTTTTCGATGCAAAATTATAGGATCAACCATCGGGCAAGACCCTCGTAAATTCATCCTTTGAAAAAGAAAAAAGTTCCGCGAAAAAAGAAAAATGAAAATGCCGCCAATTTTCGAATATCTGCGGTCGGGTCGGTAGATTGATCGATTCTTGCGCGAAAGCGTGGCAGAACGCCGGAAAAGCGGTAAATTTGCACAAGTATTGGATTATGGAAGCAAAGAAGATAGTGCATTTGCAGTTCAAGGAGCCGTACAACGGCGAAACCGACTTCTACTTCGGTTCCCTGAAAGCGATCTACGATACCGTTCCTATCGGGGCGGTCGGCATCACATACAAGTCCCTCACGAATGCGACGAGGGGCAGAAGCGAATACGAGAACAAGAAAGTCCTCATCCGCATCGGGCAAATCCAGCGCAAGACGAGAGGACGGTCATTAAAATCGGAGTGCGATGGATAGCATGGTATATCGGCTGACCTATGTTGCGGATTCATACGATCTCGTTACGCATCTGTATTTCGTCGATAGAGCGAAAGCGGAGGCTATGTATCGTGAAAAGCTGGCAAAGGTTTCATTTTACCGAAATGGCTATATCTACCTGCATACGATGAAAGAAAATGCCGACGGGGTGCTGGATATAGACGAAGTGATAGATTCTAAAAATTTTTGATATGATAGGTGCGATAATTGGTGACATAGTAGGCTCTCGATTCGAGTTCAACAATACGCGGGATGGAAATTTCGCGCTGTTTTCCCCGGAGTGCAGCTTTACCGACGACACGATTTGCACGGTGGCGGTAGCCGATGCGATACTGCGCGGAGAGGACTATCGGACGAGCATCCTGCGCTGGTGCAGGAAATACCCTAATCCGATGGGTGCATACGGGGCGTCTTTCGCCTTGTGGCTCAATTCTCCCGATCCCCAGCCGTATAACAGTTTCGGTAATGGCGCGGCGATGCGGGTCAGCCCTGTCGCCTATGCGTTCGATACGGAGCAGGAGGTGATTCGGCAGGCGATGGAAACGGCGAAGATCACGCATGACCATCCCGACGGAATCATCGGGGCGATGGTGATTGCACGGGCGATTTACCTGATGCGGAGTTGCGATCCTTTCTGCGATGTTTTGGCCCTCAATCAGGCCCTCGAAATGGTTGGGATGTTCTACGGTGCGGACTGGGAGCATCACCTCATTCCGAGGGGTAAGTTCGACGAAACGTGTCAGGGGTGCGTTCCGCTGGCCTTTCATATCATCAAAGAGAGCGATTCATTCGAGGACGCAATCCGCAAGGCCATTCTCTACGGCGGTGATAGCGATACGCTCGGAGCTATCGTCGGATCGCTCGCAAAGGCCCGTTTCGGTGTCAATCTTACGACCATAGAGGCCGCGATGAGCTACCTGCCGGAAGATATGCGGAATGTTATTAAGAAATTTTATGCAACGTACTGATGAAAGAATCCGATTTACTGCAATACTGCCGCTATTATAAGGGCGAGCGGGAGAACCCATACGAGGGGAAAGATCAAAACAAAATGATGCTTTGGCTTTACGAGCGGACATGGGTTCACGACACTATGGCGGTCATTGCAAGAGGCGATGTGAATGCCTCTGAAAGTCGAAATCTCGACGAATATACTGCGGTCGGATTGGCAGAGTTCGAGAATGCGGACGGAGTGCCGATTACCTTGAAATCCCTGCTGTTTAATCGCTATGCACAGGGCAATATGTCGTCGATGATGGATTGTGTCGAGCCGTTCAAGAAATTCTACAAGCGATACTACAAGTAAGGGAGCGCAATCGCGCTCCCTTTGTTTATTTGAGCTGTCCGATCATTTGCAGATAGATCGTTCTGCCTTGCCTTTTGAGAACTCGGAATTGGCTGCCTCGCTGTCCGATCCACTCCTTTTCCGATCTTACCGATTCGACCGATTCTCCGTCCCATATTTCGCCGTCATACTCGAATTTGTTATAGTCGGTATAATGAGAAAACGGTTCGGCATAAACGCCTTTTGCTCCTTTGGGAACCACGATCACCAAATTGTATGAATCGCTGAATCCTCCTGACCTATGGATTGCCGTCGAGAGGAGCCCTTTATCAACGAATATATCCCCAACTTTCAGATCTCCGAGGCCATAGCCGAGTTCGTTGATCTCGAAGCCGCCGA